ACGACAACTACAAAGGCAAAAAGATATTGCAACAACCTTGGCACTCAGTAGGAGCTAAGGCTGTAGTTACTCTAGCAGCTAAACTTATGCTTGCTACACTACCACCACAGACTAGCTTTTTTAAGCTACAAGTACGTGATGACAAGCTTGGACAAACACTTGACCCACAGATACGCACAGAGTTAGACTTATCATTCTCAAAGATAGAGAGATTGATAATGGATTACATAGCTGCATCTAATGATAGAGTTGTAGTGCACCAAGCATTAAAGCATCTAATTGTATCTGGTAATGCTCTTATATTTATGGGCAAAGATGGATTGAAACACTTTCCATTACAAAGATATGTAGTTAACAGAGATGGTAATGGTAATGTCATAGAGATTGTTACTAAAGAAATAATAAATAGAAAAGTGTTAGGCATAGAAAAGCCTGACCAAAATACAGGTCCGAACAGTGAAGGCTTAGGACCATATGAAGACGACGCTGAGGTGTACACCTGTGTTAAGATGGATGAAGGCAGTGGTCGGTGGGTCTGGCATCAGGAAGTGGACGATATGATCCTTCCAGATAGCCGTAGCACCGCACCCAAGAACGCTTCTCCGTGGTTAGTTCTTCGATTCAATACAGTAGATGGTGAAGATTATGGACGTGGTAGAGTAGAGGAATTTATCGGAGACTTACGTAGTCTTAATGGATTGTCTCAAGCTCTCGTAGAAGGAGCTAGTGTTGCAAGTAAGGTTGTCTTTCTTGTATCACCATCAGCTACAACCAAGCCACAAACTTTATCAAAAGCAGGCAACGGAGCTATCATACAGGGTAGACCAGAAGACGTAGGAGTAGTACAAGTAGGTAAGACCGCTGACTTCTCCACAGCTGCACAGATGTCGCAGTCAATAGAGAAAAGAATCCTAGAAGCGTTCTTAGTTATGAACGTTAGAAACGCTGAAAGGGTCACCGCTGAAGAGGTACGCCTTACTCAGCTAGAGCTAGAGCAATCCCTTGGCGGACTGTTCAGCTTGTTAACGGTAGAGTTTTTAGTACCCTACCTCAACAGAACTATGCTGATACTACAGCGTAGCAATCAGATACCCAAGCTACCTAAAGATGTTGTAAGACCTAAGATTGTAGCCGGTATAAACTCACTAGGTAGAGGACAAGATAACGAAAGCTTAACTAGATTCATGGCTACAATAGCACAGACACTAGGACCAGAAGCTCTCGTCAAGTTTGTCAACCCGGCAGAAGCTATCACAAGACTAGCAGCAGCACAGGGTATAGACATATTAAATCTTGTACGTACACCAGAGCAGCTAGAAGAGATGAAGCAGCAACAGATGGCACAGATGCAACAGCAAGAGCTTGTTAAACAGACAGGACAGCTTGCAGGCACACCGCTCATGGACCCATCAAAGAATCCAGAGTTGGCAGAACAGGCATCTCAAGCTATACAAAATCTATCTGGCGGAAATACAGAAGAACCACCACAGGAGGACCCACAAGTATAAATGGAGAATACATATACAGTAGACACTAATGTACCTACAGAAACATTAACTGACAACCTCACATCAGACGAAGTAGATTCTCTGAAAGTCGGCGAAGAGATAGCTGAACAACAAGAGCAACTATTAGCCGGTAAGTATAAAGATGCAGCAGAGCTAGAGAAAGCATACAAAGAATTAGAAGCAAAGCTTGGAGAGCAAGAGACAGAGACAGAGCAAGCAGAACCAGAAGAAGAGACTAAACAAGAAACATCTTTATCTGACAATGCTTCTCTTATCACAGACGCATCAGAAGAGTACTATTCTAATGAAGGTAAACTATCTCCAGAGACTTTAGATAAGTTCAAGGGCATGTCTAGCGAAGACTTAGTTAACGCTTACATAGAGGTAACTAACAGTCCTGACTGGCAAGCAGCACCACCTACAGCGAGTGACATATCTGACTCACAAATAGATCAGGTAAAATCAACCGTAGGAGGAGAAGAAGCTTATGGCAACATGATTAGTTGGGCAGGGCAGAACTTAGATAAACAGTATGTTGACGCCTTTGATAATATTATCAGCAACGGAGACATTGGTTCTATACAACTTGCAGTCAATGGACTCAAGGCACAGTACGAACAAGCGAACGGATACGAAGGTAAAATGTATACAGGTAAAGCACCACAAACAACTGGTGATGTATTTAGAAGTCAAGCAGAGCTTGTCCAAGCAATGAGTGACCGAAGGTATGATAACGACCCTGCTTACAGGCAAGATGTTATCGCTAAACTAGAAAGATCTAACAACTTGGAGTTTTAACAATGCCCGGACATTACGGAACTAAAAAGAAAAAGACTACACCTAAGAAAAAAGTGTCAAAGGGACTAGCCGCACTCGCAAAAAAACGACCAAAAGTTGCGGCTGCAATCATGAAAAATAAAAAGAAAAAGTAATGGCTAAGGACTATCTCAATGAAGCTCGTATCTTTGTAGAGAACTGGAGAAAGCAGAACGGCTTAGAGGGTACAAAAACACTACCCTCTGAAGACGCTGTTCCTACTTATCTTCGTCCCTATTTAAAACGAGTTGCAAAGCCAAACAAATCTAAACTAATGATAACATAATGGCTACACTACAAAAGAAAAAGAAACCAAGTAATTTGGATGGTCTAAAAATAGCTCATGGTACACACGTTGATAAACCTGACTACACAATGCAAGGTCTAGGTAGATACAACGAAGGCAGTCATAACTTTAGAGATCATATAGGCTATGATCCTAGTGGTAAGCCTGCAACTTATAGAGATGTACCATTATATAACGAGCAAGGTGGAGCTCTACCTATTAGTCGAAACAACGAGGGCATGTATCGTCGAGAGTATCACATGATGAACGATTCTATGCACGAAGTGTATCGCATGTCTAGAGAAGATTACCTAAAACTAAAAGATAAATACGGACTGGATTAATGAAACTTAAGAATACGTCCTTACTTGGAGCTCTTGGAATAGGCTCTCCTTTCTCTGGAGTCCTAGGTGCTATCACTGGTGGTAACCCTATGATGGGTGCTATCGGTTCTATCATCACAGGTGGTAACTCCACAGATGCTAAAATACAAAGCGAAGAACAAAAGTCTCCTATCCGAAAACTACCACTCAGAGACAGATCAGAGCTACTGATTGGTGGTGGTTGGATGAGACCTAGTGGCTCTGGACCTATGACAGATGCAGAGTACCTAGAAGGTAGGCGTATAATTGATAGCATGCCTACAGGACCGGCTAAAGAGTTACGGCAGATAAGATTATTCCAACAATTTTTAAGGTCAACAGTATGAAAAAGCAAAAGCGTGACGGTCTAAAGATCGCTATGGATTTTAAAGATGCACTACCTCGTGGTGGCTTTGTTGGAACAACAAGAACTAACATCTTTGTTAATGATGGAGGAGAAGCTTACATTCGTGAACCTAATGGAAACTTTAAGTTTGATGGAATGTATACCCCGGACATACACGGACCAGTGTTTCCAAAAGCTGACGCTTCACCAAGAAAGGATCTAAAGATTGCATCTGAAACTAGACCTAGCGCATCACAAATGAATTATGTAACTGAAAAAGGTTACTTTCTAGATGGCACAGGTAAAGCCTACCAACAGAGGGGAGGAAAGTTCGGTGGAGGAACGGATTATAATCCTGACATACACGGACTACCTGTACCTCTAGTTAAGAACAGAAAAAAATTAAAAATAGGTACTGCATAATGGCTGTAAAGAAAAAGAATGTCAGTCTCAAGATGGGCAAACACAAGTCCAGAACAGGCGGACTGACAGCAGCCGGTAGAAAGAAATACAATGCAGCTACTGGCTCTAACCTCAAGGCTCCGCAGCCCGGAGGAGGTCCACGTAAACGCTCATTCTGTGCTAGGATGAAGGGTGTTAAAGGACCAATGAAAAAACCAAACGGCAAGCCTACACGTAAGGCTCTTGCCCTACGTAAATGGAAATGCTAACATGGCTAAACGAGGATTATACGCAAACATTCACGCCAAGAGAAAGCGTATCAAAGCAGGCTCTGGCGAGAAGATGAGAAAGGTGGGTTCTAAGGGCGCTCCCACCGCCGCTGCTTTTAAAAAGTCAGCGAAAACAGCAAAACCTTACAAGAAAAAAACTAAGAAAAAATGATTACCAATGAATATGGTAAGAGTAACATCTACCCAAACGAACCCCCTATACAATTATTACCCCCAAGAAAACTAATGTCACCAGAAGCAGAAAGATTTAATGGCTGGGCAGCAATGCTCGGATTCGTAGCAGCTCTAGGAGCCTACGCAACAACAGGACAAATTATCCCCGGTATATTCTAATGACAACTAAAACAGCAGTAATCGAATCTCAGAAAATCTGGGCAGAAAAATGGAATGGAAGACTAGCAATGCTTGGTCTAATTGCAGCAGCAGCAAGTGACATTCTCACAGGACATATGTTCTTTGGTATTTTCTAATGAGTGATGCCATGTCACAGTCATATCACGATGTCATGGAAGTATATAAACACCCTATATCAATTAGATATATCCCTAGAATTGTAGGCTGGGGATCTCTTCTAACCTTTGCGGTTGGTTTATATCAAATGGCATAAAAATAGCCCAGTAAAACTACTGGGCTTTTAATTTGAGTTAAGCTTTCAAGCTGCAAGTGAATCAATAACTTTGAGAGGTAGAAGTTTCTTTTCTAATAATGTACGTTTTACCTTTTCAATGTCGTATTTGTAATCATCACGAGAGAAACAATTTTCAAAAGCTAGGTAATGCGGACCTAATTGTAGAGTCCCATCATCTCTGTATTTGAATAAAGTTTTCTTGTCGATTCCAAGAATTCGAGCTGCTTTTAGGGCTGTTACCCATTCTGAATTGTTTTTCATTGACACTATGTGTAGTACTTACACAAGGTAAAGTACACCACATATAGAGTCCAATTTAGTTAAGGTTTTCTTAATTATTAACTTCAGCATAGGTCGTTTTAAACTAAGATAACGACGATAATTAGTATGTTTAGAGATGAACAGGAACCCTTAACCCTGCTCTTAGAACTCTCTCCACGACTAGCAAAAAAACGATATCGACAATCAATCTATGAAGCCTGGCACCACCAATGTGGTTATTGTGGTGAAATGGCGACATCTCTCGACCACATAGTCCCAAGATTCCGTTCTGGTTCTAGTAACCGAAATAATCTAGTACCTGCTTGTAGAAGCTGTAATGCAAATAAAGGAAGTCAGAATATGAAAGATTGGTATAAACAACAAGATTTCTTTGATGAAGTTAAACTAATTAAGTTAGTAGAATGGGCTGAACAGGATTTATCTGAAGTTATTTGCATGTCTGCTTATAA